ATGGTTTAGTAAAAGGCATACTATAGCACCTAATTCTAAAATAGGTTCAAAGTTACAGTCTGATTTTCCATTAGAACGTATATTTGCAGATAACCCAACTGCCGAGGAACTTGCTAAAATTGTAGTAAAAGAAAGTATTATAAAACGACTATGGAGGAAGTTTAAAAAATCATGAAAAATAAAGAAAGAAGTCCGCGTAAGGAACCAAAGAAAAAGAAGAAGCCTAAGTAATGTGCCCAATTTGCTGGATAAATGGCTTAATAGCCTTATTAATTAGTGTAGGTATATTATCTATAGATAGTCCTTTTACTCCTTACCTTATAGGTATAGCAGTAATTTTAACTGCATATTCAATATGGAAGTTTTGGAAGGGATATAAAAAGTGGCAAAATTTTAGTCCTGAACAACGAGCTAAGAATTGGAAAACTATTAAACGATTTACTCAAGGAGTAATTGTAGGTGCTATAGTGGCAACAGTAGTATTTTATTCATTAAATTATAATCATCATGAAATGAATGATGGACATAATCAATTAAAGGAACATACACATGAATGAACACAGAATGATTTGGGTCACCTTTCAGAAGGAAGGTGTGCATAAGTATCCAGTGGCGTTAGAGGATCCAAATCTTGCTACTGGAGATGAGTATGATGTATCTTTTTTAGGATATCCGCATCGACATATATTTCATTTTAAGATTTGGATAGAAGTATTTCATGATGATAGAGATATTGAATTTATTCAATTTAAAAGATGGATGGAACATTTATATGAAGGAACTTTACAACTTGATTATAAATCATGTGAGATGATTGCTGATGGTTTGTATAAAGAAATTAATATAAAGTTTCCAGAAAGAGAAGTACACATTGAAGTTTCAGAAGATAAAGAAAATGGTTGTTTTATTCAATATCCACGAAATATAATACCAAGGTCCAATAAATAGTTATGTCGCCGATTGTTGAACCGGTAGGCGATAATTATAACCTAGGAGAAACAAATATGGCAGCTCGTCGATTATTTCGATTTGCAGGTAGTTCACGATGGAAAGGGATTGGTCCGATTCATATTGGTGATGTAACTAACGTTACCGATTATGGAGCGATCACTAGCGCAGCTAGTGTATGGCCAGGCGTATTAACATCAGGTACATCTACTCAATCTCGTGGTGGCGTTGGAAAAGGCGTTACTAGTTTGATTAATCAAGATCGTACTTGGATTGATAATATGGATTATGGATTAGGAACGTATGGCTTTAATTCAGCCAAGCCTTCTAATTCAGCCGATTTTGGTGGTGTTGCCTAAAAATCGTTCGAAGTGGTTGGGGATCCTGATAAGGCCTTATTGGGATCCTTTTTTTTCTTGACAAGATCGTTATAGTATGTTATTATAATTTATAAATGTATGGACCATTACCAAAAAATGGTATGCAATATAGAAACGGACAATACATAGTTCTAAAAAATGTTGATACCAATAAAGAAACTACTATTAAAATAGTTATGTATGATAGTAGGCAAGGCTGGTTTGGTGAAAATATTAAAACAAAAGATTGGGAATGGTATCATGAACTAAACGAATATTTTCCCAACGGTGTTCATTGGGAATTTATAAAACAGATAAAACAGGAAATATAATGCGTAAGTTATTTTATATGGGATTAGAACCCTACGAAGGACGTTATACGTTACAGTTACAAAATTGGAATGAACAAGTATTTAAGCAGAGAGAAATTGATTATATTTTAGTGCCAGGTAAGACTTTAGATAATAGTAAAGCAATTGTAACAGGGCAAGTACTTGATGCTCATGGACGTAGTTATTTTGGTATGAGTCAAATTATGAATCTTGTTAAAATGATGAGGGAAGGTGGAGTAATTTCATCAGATGTTGTTTTCTTTGAAGACATGTTTCAACCAGGTATTGAAAGTCTTCCATATATTATGGATCAGGTTCCTTTACCAATGCGTCCAAAAGTATATGTAAGATGTTTAGCACAAACAATTGACCCAGATGACTTTGTTCATGTATGGGAAATGTATCCTTGGATGAGTAAGTATGAGCAAATGGTAGATGCATTTGTTGATGGTGTTATTTGTGCAAGTGAGGAGATGGTTGCTAATTTGAATGTTGCAGGATGGACAGCAAACAAGTATGTAACAGGATTACCATTTGGTAAAGAGGAAGTACAAAATAGAGTTAAAGATATTATTCCTTTTGATAAACGCTCTAAAAGAGTAGTGTTTGCCGCACGGTGGGATCAAGAGAAGCAACCAAATTTTTATATGGATCTTATTGAAAAATATCTTGAGGAGTATGATCCAGAAGTAGAGTTTTATCTTTTAAGTGGCAGCCAGTTGCGTAGTAATAATGATGAATATATGGAACGTACAAAAAAGTTAGCCCAAGATGGTAAACTCCGTGTACAAGAAAACTTACGCAAAGACGAATACTATGAGATACTTTCTAAAAGTAGGGTTTTATTTAATTGTGCATTGCAAGATTGGGTAAGCAATACTGTAAGTGAAGCAGATGCATTATATACTAATGTTTTATATCCGGCGTATCGTAGTTTTCCAGAGACGTTTGCAAATGATCACCATAGATTATATGTGCCATGGAGCATAAATGATGCTTGTAATAAGTTATGGACGTTACTTGATCTTCCACATGACAACATGGGAAAAATTAGTGATTATCAAAACGGTACAATTGATCGGACTGTTGATATTTTTGAAGGCAATGGTGAGAAATATTTAAGATCTGGTGTTGATTATAGAAAATACACAGCAATAAACAAATATGAATAGTGCAAATGTAATTCCGTTTCCAGCAAAAGATCATGGTCCACATGTAATTGTTACTGGTGGTAGTGGTTATGTTGGTGGTCACATTTGTAAAGCATTAAGTATTGCAGAATATGTTCCTATTAATATTGATCGTAACATTACCTCATGGTCAGATAAATGGGGACCATTTTATAATGGAGATTTTCAACCAGGTTCTAATGTTATACAAGAAGTTTTAAAATCACATAATGTAGTTGCTGTAATACATTGTGCCGCAAATAGTCTTGTCGGCCTTAGTGTTAGTACGCCAGCTATATATTATAAAAATAATGTAATAAATACAATTTATTTTTTAAATTATCTTAAAGATAATGGTATTAATAATTTTGTGTTTAGTAGCAGTAGCAGTGTTTATGGAAATCAGGAAGTAGTACCTATAAAGGAAAATGCTGTACTTAATCCGTTGACAAGTTATGGTCGTAGTAAACAAATGATAGAAGGTGTGTTACAAGATTATGATACAGGATATAATTTTCATAGTGTGTCGTTAAGATATTTTAATGCTTGTGGTGCAGATTTTGATCAAGAAGTAGGTCAAGTAAAAAATGCTACACATGTTATAGCAAAGATACTAGAATCATTATTGAACAGTGATACATTCACAATAAATGGAACAGATTATAATACACCTGATAGTACTTGTGTTAGAGATTATACTCATGTTTGGGATTTAGCATTAGCACATGTGAAAGCAATAGATTATTTAATTAAAGGTGGGCAAACAGAAATAATAAATTTAGGAGCAGGACAAGGACACGGCGTTTGGGATATACTTGATAGAGTAAACAAAGTAGTAAAATGGTTACCTGAAATTAAAAAGGGAGGCAGGCGCCCGGGCGATCCAGAAAAAGTTATTGCAGACATTTCTAAAGCAAAAAAAGTATTAGACTGGGTTCCTGAGCATTCAGACCTAAATACAATCATAGATACTGCATGGAAATGGTATAAGAGTGAAATATATTTAAGGAGTAATTAATGAGAGTAAGTGATACAATTAGATACCGCATAAAAGAAGCAGGTGCTGATTTTAGATGTAATAATAATATATCAGATTACATCGAGGAAGGAGAACTAGCAATCTTGCAGGATGAAGTAGAGACGTGTGTGCAGAATCTTTTGCATACGTTAGTAATAGATACTGAACGAGATCATAATACACAGGCTACTGCCAGACGAGTTGCAAGAATGTATATAAAGGAAATTTTTAGAGGAAGGTATGAGCCAATGCCGAGGATAACTGCATTTCCAAATTTGGGTTATCAAAGTATGTATACAAGTGGACCAATAAGTGTTAAGTCGACTTGTGCTCATCATTTCCAAAACATAGTAGGTAATGCGTGGATAGGTATTATTCCTAATGATGAGGTTATAGGGTTAAGTAAGTTTAATAGGCTTGTTCATCACATTGCAGAACGGCCACAGATACAAGAAGAGATGACTTCACAGATTGCAGATTCATTAGTGCAGTATGCTAAGACACCAAACATTGCTGTGGTTGTTAAAGCAGAACATATGTGTATGACACATAGAGGTGTACGAGAGCATGAGTCGGATATGACTACTGCTATAATGCGCGGAGCATTCCTTGATGATCCCGCCGCAAAGCAAGAATTTTATAGTATTTGCATGAGTATGAAAGGACATGGTTAGAAAAGAATATTATTCTGTAGGTAAAGTTAAAGGTCTTGTTTTAGATCTTATTAAACAAATGTATCAAGATACATGGAAACCCAATTATATTGTAGGAATTAATCGAGGTGGATTAACTCCAGCAGTGATGATAAGTCATTTTATGGACTTGCCTATGTATGCGTTAGATGTAAGACTACGACAAGGTAGTGAACCTGAGTCTAATACAGTAATGCCATTAGATGCATTAGAAGGTAAGCAAATTCTTATTGTAGATGATATAAATGATAGTGGTGCAACATTTAATTGGATTGTTAATGATTGGTCATCAGCATTATCACCTGAGGCTATGTATAATGCTATGCCTTATCTACCAAACGAGCAAAAAGTTTTATGGAAACGTAATGTAAAGTTTGCTGTTCTCACAGAGAATCTTGCAAGTGACTTTCATGATGTTAATTATTGGGTAGAAGAAGTTAATAAAGTAGAGGATGATGTTTGGATTGTATACCCATGGGAACAATGGTGGGGTATAAATTATGAGGAAAAATATAATGAGTGAACATGATGATTTTCAATATAAGTATGTTGGTTATGTAATACTAGCATTAATATTAGGTGTGTTTGGAACAGGAATAGCAGGCATAGTTTACTTAACTATGACTTGTGGAGGTTTGTGCTAATGAGTGACGTACCAGAATTTAGATCAACAAAAAGTTTTTGGAATTTTCCATGTGCTCATAGACAATATAAGCATGATGGAAATTGCCATTTGATACACGGTTACAGCCGTAGTTTTCACTTAGTGTTTGGCGCACAAACAATGACAAAGGAAGGATTCCTTGTTGATTATGGTGACCTGGATGGAGTGAAGCAATGGTTAGATGAAAATTATGATCATACATTTGTAGTCGACAAAGATGATCCATGGATGGCAACATTTCAGGAACTACACAATGCAGGCGTGTGTAAGTTAATTGTACAAGAGGAAGGTCCAGGTATGGAAGGTACAGCATTCCGTATTTGTATGTGGGCAGATGAATGGTTAAGAGAACGAACTAAAGGACGAGCATGGGTTATTAGTGTAGAAGCACGTGAAAATAATAAGAATAGTTCTATTTACACTAATCCAGATGCTGGATTTCATGGATGGTTGTAATGGCCGACAATGAAGAAAAATGGCGATCGCAATTAATTAAAGTAGAACAATCTCCTTTAGGGACATGGTTTCTAACATTGCCTCATGAATTTGTAGATAAAGTTAAGTGGCCTGCTGGAACTTGGCTTGATATTGTTGATAATAACACTGGTTCATATACGTTGAAGACAGCTCCACGAAATACATGGCGCAAAGACGCACTTAAGAAAAATGACTAAATTTCGATACACAGAAATATTTTATAGTTTACAAGGTGAAGGGAAGTTTGTAGGAGTTCCTAGTGTATTCTTACGAATGTTTGGTTGTAATTTTAAGTGTCAAGGATTTGGTATGCCAAAGGGAGAGTTAAGTACTGAATATTTAAACGTTAATCCGGATGATTATATTGAATTAAATGACTTGCCGCTAGTTACAACAGGGTGTGATAGTTATGCTAGTTGGGATTCGAGGTTTAAATCATTTACTACTGAAACTGAGGTAGATAATCTTGTTAAAGAATTGTTAAGGCATACACCAAATGCAAGATGGGTAGAATCAAATGGGCAAGATATACATTTAGTTATAACAGGTGGTGAGCCGTTGTTGCCTGGGCAACAGCGCAGATGGATTGAATTATTTAATAGCCCAGGTATGGAGGATGTTAAGAATGTTACATTTGAAACAAATTGTACACAATTACTTAGAAGCCATTTTGCTGATTTCCTCACAGCTGAAGCAATATTTAAGACAACGTTTTCATGCAGTCCGAAGCTCTCCGTTTCGGGCGAGCCGTGGGATATTGCTATTAATCCTACGGTTGCTTTGGATTACTTTTCTATTCCCAATAGCGATATGTACTTCAAGTTTGTTGTTAGTGATGAGATGGATGTTGATGAGGTTGATAAAGCAGTTGAGGAATACGGAGATAAGGGTGTTAGTGTTCCTACGTACTGTATGCCAGTTGGTGGTTGTGAGACTGAATATATGGAGAACGGGACGAAAGTTGCAGAAGCATGCCTCAGAAAAGGTTATCGTTACTCGCCGAGATTACATGTAGACTTGTTTGGAAATAATTGGGGAACATAATGGGTAGACTTTTCATATTTTTTGTGTTATTATTATTTGTAGCAGGATGTAATGCTGATACAAGTGTTTTGCGTACGGATACTAATAGAGGTCCGTGGATGGATACTGTTGATGAATCAGCAAGAGGCTATGCATATAAAAGAGTAGCAGGTTTTTCTCGCAAAGGTCCAACATCTTTACGCTTTGAAGTTAGGAGCGGAGATTGTTATACAGCATATCCTAATAATCCAAGCAGTGGCTGGGATGATTGTACAAGGCATAGAGAACGAGCAGAGGTTAGAGAAAAATGGACAGCACCGTGGAATACAACTGTATGGTATGGGATAAGTATTTATATACCCGATAACTATAATTTTTTATATCCTAAGCAAATTATTTTTCAATGGCACAGAGGTAAACAACCTGTAGCATATTTGAAGCTTGAAAGAGAAAATTTAAAGTTTGATATTTTAACAGAATTAGGACAATCAACATCTATATATGATTTAGGTAATGTATTTGAAAAGGGATGGGCTGGAAAATGGATAGATGTATTGTGGAAAATTAATTGGAGTGAAAACGATACAGGACATTTATATATGTGGATTGATGATAGTCAAGTAATTCAACATTGGGGTGCCACCAGTGATAAGGAAGAAGGTAAATGTGGTAATAGAAGTTGTGGTGTATTTGTAAAGTATGGTATATACAGATCACATTTATTTCGATACGAGGGTGGTGAGCATAACGTTCCTACACAAGTATTATTCTTTGATGAATATCGTAGAGGTGAAATACGAGATGAAGTAGATGTAGAATTAAATGAGGGTAGCTAATATGTTATATGAGATTAAGAAAAATTTTCTAAAATGGACTATTAAGAATGAAATAGAACGAAAGAAAAAAGAAGCAGGCCTTGCGTGTGACTATGGTAAAATTACTTCTGCTGAAAAAGAAAAAACAATAGCAACACTTGATAATGAACCATACATAAAAGTTTTACAAGTTGATTTTGAAACAGAAAATCCAAATGTAGGAAGTTTTGAATTAGATTGGAACGAGGAGTTTATTAATTTACTTGCCGGATCAGGTTATATAGGTAAAACAGATGAACAAGTAATTGATCAATGGTTTAACGATGTTTGTCGTAATATACTTACAGAGGAATTTGAAGATAAAGCATTTGTTTCTAATGCACCAGTAGAAATAGCACGGGATGATGGAAAAACAGAAAAATATTAATCCAGGTATGCAACAGATAATTGATATACTTAGGCCATTCCGAACAGAAGCAACAATTGATTATACATCGTTAAACAAAGTAATGGAATTTGTAACAAGGATAGAAAAACGCAGTCGCTCAGATAAAATAAAGCATGATGTTAAGTTAATAAGAACTTTAATAAAACCAATGATGGTATCAGCAGAAGAAAAAGAGAAACGAGATATTATAGCAATGAGGCATTGGCATGGCCCTCTTTATAAACGTGGTATGGATGAATGGATGGATCAAAAATGACATATATTTTAATAGATACTGCTAATATGTTTTTTAGAGCACGGCATGTCGCTCGAGGTAGTGTAGACATGAAAATAGGTTTATGTTATCATATAATGTTTAATAGTATTAAAAAGGCATTTAATGATTTTGGTAATGGCCATGTAGTGTTTTGTCTCGAAGGTAGGAGTTGGCGACGTAGTGTATATGAACCATATAAAAAGAATAGAGATGCTAATAGAGAGGCGTTAACACCAAAAGAATTAGAAGAAGATGAAATGTTTTGGGAGGCATATAATGAATTATTAAATTATTTGGATACTAAAACAAACTGCTCTGTGTTACAAGAAGATGATAGTGAAGCAGATGATTTAATTGCCCGATGGATTTATAATCATTCAGATAACACACATGTAATTGTTAGTAGTGATAGTGATTTTTATCAATTAATAAATGATAACGTAAGCATGTATAATGGTATAACTAATCAACACATTACTATTAACGGTATCTATGATGATACTGGTAAAATTGTAATGGATAAGAAAACAAATGCCCCAAAAGTAATTGCTGAGCCTTCGTATCTTTTATTTGAAAAATGTGTTAGAGGTGATTCAAGTGATAATGTGTTTAGCGCATATCCGGGTGCTCGCAAGAAAGGTAGTCGTAATAAGACAGGCATACAAGAAGCATACAATGATAGAGAGAATCAAGGATTTGCATGGAATAATTTTATGTTACAGAAATGGACAGACCATAATGATGTAGAACATATTGTTCGTGATGATTATGAACGTAATAAAATTTTAATAGATTTAACTAAACAGCCAGATGAAATAAAAAATGCTTGTGATAATAAAATTGTTGAGGCTGTACAAAAAAAGCCAATACCGCAAGTAGGAATACATTTTATGAAGTTTTGTGGAAAACACGATTTACAAAGGATGAGCGACCAGGCTCAAGATTATGCTAGAGTTTTAAGTAAGGAGTATGTATAATGGAATATAGTTGACAAATATATGGATAATCCAGGTGACGTGAACATTATTTAACAAATTCACATACATGAGACGGGTGGCTTCCGATCAGCTTTTATAATTTAATTTTTTACAGGACGCATATATGGAAATAGTAAAATGAAAAAACCAAAAGTATTAGTAATAGGTGGTACAAGAGGAATAGGTAAAGAGATTGTCGATCATTTTAATGGAGATAGTATTAGTAGGCAAGGCACTGATCCAGGATTTGATATCCGCTCTGCAGAAGATCGTATATCGATTGCAGAGATTAGTAGTACATACGATATATGTTTTAATCATGTGTATTCAGGTACACATGGTATACCAAATGCAACATTAGATGATGGGCCTGCTGATATATCGCAAACATTTATGTTAAAAGAATTATATGATAGATGGAAAGAAACAAATTGGCATGGTTATTTATTTAATAGCAGTAGTGATTCATCAATGACATATAGAATGAAGTCTGGTAAAGATGTAATATATGCCGCAATGAAAGCAAGTACAAATGCTGTGAGTCATTTTATTAGTAGAGATGTCCAAGAAAATAATGTTCGTATGAGATATACAAATATTATATGGGGTATGTTAGATACAGAAAAGTCACGAAGTAAGCCACATTATAATAATGGAGTAAGAGGTGAGGACATTTGTAAAGTAATTGAAACATTGTATAATTTACCAGAGGATTGTTTAATACCTGAGTTTATTATGGAAGCAAGATGGATTGAAAAGGAATATGATTAGGAGGATATTATGCCTTATATTAAACCGTTAATAGACGATCGTTGGATTGTATATAATGATATTGGAGACTATGCAGGCTTGTTAATTAAGAATAGTGAGAAATATGTATATTATAACAAAAGCAATGATCGAGAAATTGAATCATCTATTAAACATTTCGGCTCGTTAAAAGGATTATGTGATTATTTTGGTGAAGATATTACTAAAAACGAAATTAGACAGCGGAATGGTAATAATAATAGTATTACTAACAAAATTAAAGGTTATCCTTTAAATTTTGAAACACCTATTATGGTGGAAGATGGTTCTTTGCCGTTGTTTAAGAAAAGTCGTACAAGTGATGTTATTTACTGTGCTGGTTTTTATTGTATTAAAGGTCCTGAAGGTTGGAGGAAAAGTTTTTGTCCAAAACAAAGTACATTAATTAATTTGAAAGAATGGGAAGGTCCGTTTGCTACAGAGTTAGAAATGTTGAGTATATTAAATATAAAGAAGAAAGAATATGTTGGATAAGTTTCATAATATTAGAAAATTAAATGGATTGTATGATGTAGCAATAGAAAATCGAAGTAAAGAGATACGGTTAAGTACTGCTGAAGTTGGACTTGTAGTTTCTGATATTAATAAGTTATTGTCATTGTTAATAAGTAATAATATTAATGAACAATCGATTCAATCTCAACCACAAGAAAATGATAATTTTATTGATGCTGGTAAATTTTAAGGGATAATATTATGTTAAGAAAATCTATTATAATTGGTTTATTTATATTTTTAATAAGTGGTTTTGTAGTAACAAACGCAAAAGACCATCTAGCTTATCTGGGTCAACCAAAGACAACTCCTGATGCTTGGTGGGTTTCGTCAAAGTCATCTGAATCTTATATTCCAGATCCATCTTTCAATGCAAATACATTTATAGACATATATAAAAATTCTATAGATTCTGTAGTAACTGTTATTGTAACTGCTGAAAGTTCAATTACCCAAGAATTTTTAAATAATTTACCTACTGATTCTCCGTTCAATGAATTATTTGAAGATCAAGGTGAAAAAATAGTACCAAAGATGTATGGCTCTGGTTCAGGTTTTATTGTTACTGAAGACGGTAGAGTATATACAAACCATCATGTTATATCTGAAAAAGATGCAAATATGGTAGTTACAGAAATTCATGTAATATGGAAAGATGGTAGTTATCGTAAAGCAAAATTAATAGCAAGTGATCCTATTGTAGATTTTGCTATTTTACAAATTATAAAGGATGAAGACACACCTGATGAAAAATTTAAGGCAGTATCGCTAGGTGATAGTAATTTAGTATTACCAGGAACAATAGTAGCCGCAATTGGTAGTCCATTGGACCAATCGTTTAGTATTACATCAGGTATTATTAGTGCTATCGAAAGAAGGTCTAACAGGGGCAGATGGGTAACTTATTTACAAACAGATACAGTTATTAATAAAGGTAATAGTGGAGGTCCATTATTTAATATTGCTGGCGAAGTAATTGGTATGAATGCAATGCTTATTAGTCCGTCTGGTTATTTTATTGGTATTGGTTATGCTATTCCATCTAATTTATTTGAAGAAGTTGCTGTTGTATTACTTGAGCATGGTGAATATGTACGACCATGGATAGGTGTATCACTGGGTAATCCTAGTAGTACATTTAGAGAGAATATAAATATGTCATCTGATGTAGAGCTAATAATATTTATGGAAGTTACAGCCGGAGGCCCTGCTGATACAGCTGGCCTTAAAAAGTATGATGTTATTATAGCAATTGATGGTAATGCAATGGAAACATCTGATTTTATTAATTTGATAACAGCGAGTTCACCAGGAGATACATTTGAGTTATCTGTAAGAAGGGTAGTAGATTGGGATGAGAAAACATATCAAGATTTGGTCATAGTATTAACAATAGGTAACATGGACGGAAATTAATTGTTTGACATAGTAGATTTATAAAAGTGGTAAATATTAAAAAGACAAGGTTAATGAATGAAAGTAGAAATTTACAGTAAAGATTTTTGTGGATATTGCAATGCGGCAAAATCACTTTTTGAATCACATGGTATAAATTACTTAGAACACCGCATAGGTTATGAAGGTATTACTAAAGAAACACTTTTAGAGAAGGTTCCAGATGCAAGAACAGTGCCACAAATTTTTATTGATGATGAATTAATTGGTGGTTATACAGAACTTTCAACTTGGTTTAAAACCAACGCATAATATAAAATAGATCTCTCCTTTGGTTAATATTTAGATAAATACTAATATAGGAGAGACAGAACATATCACTCTCCAGGAGAAGATATGAGTCGGCCAAAACCTGATGTGTTGTTATCGCATACAGATCCTGCTACATATAAAAAAGAAGAAGTGTTAGCGGCAGAAGCAATCTGGGCAGTTTTCTATGAAGGGTGTCCTATAAACTTGCGGAACTCAAACTCTCTTGTTGATTATCCCGGACCAAAGTATCGTAAAGTATCTTTTAGTAATCCTGGCCATGCTCATAATTTAGCAGAAAAGTTAAATGATCGCTTTAATACTAATAAATTTACAGTTTATAAATTAACTGACGGTGAAGTTATTAGCGAATCATAAACGATCATGTTGCTCCCAAAAGATATTCATTTATTTTTAGCAAATAAGTTTATTGACGAACAGCATATAGAATTTGATTTAGAAAAAAATGAAATGACACATGGTGTTATCTATGCGTTATTGTTTCAAAATATTAGAGTGAGGAATAATCAGCCTGCAGGTCTAAAATTAACGAGGGAAGGTTTTAGTTGGTTAAAAAAGCATTATGATTATTATAAGATTGAGACAGTTATAGCAATAACTGGCCGGCATATATTATATTTAGATAGATACTTAGAATATCCATATTTTTTTAAAATGTTACCTAAAAATCATGTTGAGTTATATTTGTTTGGTTCACATGATACAATGGAACTCAAATTACTTGGTGGAAATTTGGAAAGGTGGATTGAGAATCGTCAAACTGGCGAATATATGGATAAACAGAATATTAGTGAATACTAATATACTCTGAATATAAGCATTTTCTAATATAGCCCAGTTAAGATTGACAATATACCAATATATGCTATAATATATGTATAATTAAATAAAACTAAAGGTAAAATAATGGCAGTATCTATCTTAGAAACTTTGATGTTAACGCCGTATCCTACGAAAACAGATGCTCGTAAAATGGCATATCGTCCCTCTAAGAAAGATGCAGAAAAGGTTTTTGAGGCCATTAATGTCTGTATTTTTGGAGATATATTAGAAGTCCCACCAGTGCGCCTAAAACGTGTTAGAAAAGCATGGGGATGGTGTGATGGGAAATATAAGGAAAAACACGGTATATGGATTCCTTATACTAAAGAAATTGTAATGCACCCTTATTACCCTAGTATTCATGTGTTTGTTGCTACACTGGGTCATGAAATGGTTCATCATTGGCAGTGGACAATTAATTCGATAGAGCGTATTGCACAAGGCAAGAAACCGTTAATGAGTCATGGACCGTCATTTTATCAATGGCGAGATGTATTTAAAAAGAATGGCTTACCGTTAAACCGATCTTATTAAGAAGGTAATATAATATGGCTGAAACAAATCACGAACACCGTGTAGTAAGAATCCGAGACGCTCGCGTCGAGATTCTAAAAGCGATGAGAAAGAAACGTCCTGTTTTTGTTTGGGGCGGACCAGGAATTGGTAAATCAGATCTCATTGATCAAATTACAAATAGTCTAAGTGGCTTTATGATTGACTTGAGACTTGCTCTTATGGAGCCAACTGATTTGCGTGGTATGCCTTATTACAATAAGGAAGCCAACAATATGAGTTGGGCGGCACCAGTAGATCTTCCGACGGAAGAGTTTGCCGCGCAGTATCCTATCGTTGTTCTCTTTTTGGATGAACTGAACTCTGCTCCTCCGAGTGTACAGGCGGCGGCGTATCAGTTAGTCCTCAACCGTAGGATTGGAACTTATAAATTGCCAGACAATGTTGTGCTAATTGCGGCAGGTAACCGTGAGACGGACAAGGGTGTTACTTATAAAATGCCCAAGCCGCTTGCCAATCGTTTCCTTCATGTGACGTTGGATGTGAACTTTGATGATTGGATGATGTGGGCAACGGAAAACAGAGTTCATTCAGATGTAGTTGGCTATTTGGCTTTCGCAAAGTCTGACCTTTATGCTTTTGATCCACGTAGTCCAGATCAGGCGTTTGCTACTCCTCGGACTTGGACTTTTGTAAGTGAACTTCTCGAGGACGACGAAGACGATGTGCCGTTGACTGATAGCCAGTTAACAGATTTGGTTGCTGGTACTGTTGGTGAGGGCATGGCAATTAAGTTTATGAATCACCGAGAGCATTCAGGTAAATTACCTAACCCGACTGATGTATTGTCAGGTAAGGTTAAGGATCTAAAGGTTAAAGAAGTTTCTGCTCAGTATACATTAACAGTAAATCTTTGTTATGAATTGGCTGAGGCTTACAAGAATTTAAAGAAAGCAAAGAAGTTGGATAAATGGCATAAGATGGCAGATTTCTTCTTTGGTTTTATGATGGAGAACTTCCAGACTGAAATGGTTGTATTGGGTGCTAAGGTTGCTCTCAGTAATTACAACCTACCGTTTGATACTAAAAAGTTGAAGACGTTTAAGGAATTTTACAATCGTTACGGACAACTGATTATTGATGCTTAATAATTAAGGTTGACAAATAGTAGCATATAGGATATAATATAGATAATGGTATACAATGTTGAAACTTGTCCAGAACGAAAACGATTAGTTACGAGTCGTATTCGATTGCTTATAAACAAGCCGTGGTTTGGTAATATGATTACCCGCCTTGTTCTTGTTGATGCTACTGATTATGGTTGGTGTGATACAGCGGCAACAGATGGTAGACATGTTTTTTATAATCGTGAATTCATTGCAAAACTACGTGATGCAGAAATAGACTTTCTGTTTGGACATGAACTGTTGCATTGTGTTTATGAACATCTTGGCAGACGCGGCAATCGCGATCCTCTTATTTGGAATATTGCCAATGACTTTGTTGTTAATAATACTCTTGTAGAAGAGAATGTTGGTGAACTTATTACTACTGTTAAGGCTTGCTATGATCGTAAGTATAAAGACTTTGCCTCAGAAGAAGTATACGCAGATATTATTGATAATGCTATTAAGGTGAACCTTAGTGATTTGTTAGATCAGCATTTAGATATGGAAGGTGGTGAGAGTACTAATGATAGTAGTAGTTCATCTCCGGCGTCCGCTTCAGGTAGTGATAAAAAGGATGCTAAAGATAGCAGTGGCGACGAAGAAGATACGAACGAACCTTTTAAGTATGGTCCGCCAAACTACAGTAAAGAAGAACAGAAGAAGATTAAAGACGAACTTAAGAATTCTATGATACAGTCAGCACAAGCGGCTGGTGCAGGCAATGTTCCTGCAGGTGTTCGTAGGTTAATTAAACAGTTAACTGAGCCAACTATTAATTGGCGCGAACTTATAGATACACAAGTTCAGAGTATTGTAAAAGAAGATTTTACTTTTATGAAACCGTCACGCCGTAGTTGGCATTCAGATGTTATACTACCTGGTATGAAAAATGCTGATAGCATTGAGATTGTTGTAGTACTTGATGCTAGTGGTAGTATTAGTGATTTTATGCTTAGAGACATGCTTAGTGAAGTTAAGGGTGCAACGGCACAGTTTGATGATTTTAAGATTACAGTATTTACATTTGATACTGAAGTATATAATTTACAAGAGTTCACTCCTTGGAATATAGATGAAATCGATACGTATGAGATTGATGGTGGTGGTGGTACCAAGTTTGAAGTAGTTTGGGACTACATGAAAGAAAATGATATTGAACCCAAGAAGTTAATTATGTTCACAGATGGTTATCCGTGGAACTCTTGGGGAGATCCTGATTATTGCGATACAATATTTGTTATCCACAGTTATCATGATAAGAATTTTGAAGCACCTTTTGGACTTACTGCTCATTACGAGACAAAGGTAGATGAGTTACAAAAGGCAGCTTAAGAAAGGTTTTTCGCATTTGGCGAGAAAGGGATGCCAGGCCCTATCTGGTAATTTTAAAAGGTAAGGTTATAATATTATGACTACAAAAACTGATAAGGTGCTTTTAGCACTTCAGGAAGGGCAGGAACTAACTGCCTCACAGATCAGTGCTCGTTGGAATGTTGGAAACCCTGGTTCAGTTATCCAGGCTCTGCGTTTTAAGGGTTACTCTGTGTATTTGAATACCCATGTTGATACCAAAGGTCGTCAGACCAAGAAGTATCGTTTGGGAACGCCGTCACGTCGAGTTGTTGGCGCCGGCTACCGTGCAATCGCGGAAGGGATGGTTGCGTAAGCAACTTTCGACACCAAGGGGGGCGAATGCCCCCCTGGTGTACCTTAACAAAAAGGAAAAGGTAATGAGTTTTACAAATAAAGAAAGAATTATGTGGGCCATGGCAATAATTTGTTTGGCTGTATTAATATCTGGATGTGCTGGTACTTATACTAAAAAAGACACAGGCACAGCACTAGGTGCGTTAACAGGTGGTGCGTTAGCATATGGATTAGGCAAGGATTCAAGTAACAAAAACATCTGGATGATTCTTGGTGTTGGTGCCGGTGCTTTACTTGGTAACAATATTGGTGCTCAGTTGGATGAAAGGGATCGATTACTTGCTGGTCAGACAATACAGCAGACATTAGAGTTAGGTCCTGACAATTCTATTGGTTCGTGGCAGAATCCTAATACAGGACATTCGGGTACTGTTGTACCAACTACGACGCATGTTGCGTCGTCGGGACAACCGTGTCGAGAGTTTATTACTACCGTAACAATTGGTGGAGTTGAACAACAAGGATATGGAACTGCATGTCGACAAGCAGATGGAAGTTGGAAAATTGTTCAGTAAAAGAATTCCTATCTAGGCATACAGACTGGAAAGGAGTGTACTGCACTCCTTTTCTGATAAGTATAATGTTATTTCGCTATTACACTAAAAAATTATCCAAAGAGAAGTTAAAAATATTCAAAC